CGTATTCGCGGGAGAACGGCCGAAGCGCGGAGTCCTCGCCGAGGTCGCGCGCCGAGCCAAGTTCTCCCGCGAATACGTCGCACAGATCCGAAACGGGAAGGCGGTGAAGTAGTGGCCAGCCATGCCAGACCGAAGGGGCGTCCGTGCAGCCACCGGCGATACCGCCTCGACTGCGCCGGGTACGACGCACTGTTCGAGCACGCCGACGGCCGCTGCCAGATCTGCGGGATCACCGGGCTGGAGACCAAGCACGGGTTCCTCGTCGTCGACCACGACTTCCTCGTCGGCGAATGGGCGGTGCGCGGGCTCCTCTGTTCCAACTGCAACAGTGGACTGCCTCGCAACATGGACCGGCCCGAAGTCGTGAAGTTCCTGGCCACCCCGTGGTATCAGCGGATCCTCGACGAGCACGGACTCACGGCCGAGCTGCCGCCAGAGCCGCCGATCGGCACCATCGTGCAACTGCCGCGCCGCGTCATGCGGCGCACGGCCGAATGCTGGATGCGAACTCGCGGCGTCTCTCGCCTTCCGTACCGCAGTTGGATGGATCTTCACTACAGGTTCGGCCCGATGAACATCGAGATCATCCAACTCGCCAAGGAGACCCCCGATGCCTGATCTCGCACCGATCCGAACCGGCCGGCGCCGCTACCCAACGAGCCGCGCCGAACACGCCCGCGCACTCCATATCGCCCGGCTCAAGCGACGTCGCCAGCGCCGCCACCCTGTGCCGTCTCCTCGGGTCGTCCTGCTCGGCGACACACGCCAGTTCAGGGAGGCGATGGTTGGGCTCGGTCAAACCATGAACGAGATGGCCAAGGGGTTCAGCAAGGCCGGTGAGGCTGCCGCCGCTGCTCTCCAACCGCTCGGCGACTACCTGCGCTCGGTGCTGTTGCCCGTGTCTGAACGGGGCGACGATGCCTGAGGAGTTCACCATCACCGACGCCATCCGGCACGCGACCATGCTGATCTGCCGCGCCAGCGGCACCGCCATCCCGCCGCTGCCGGATCCCGACCGTGGATGACGCTCCGATCGTCACCGAGCACGCTGTCCGGATGTCCGGTGGCGGCTACCACACACGGGCCGACTTCCCGGAGCTCGAGCGGATCGCGCCGCTGGCTCAGTGGATCGAGCACCGCTACGTCATCGATGAGACCAAGGTGTACCGGCGACGGATCATCGTCGTCGACGACTGGACAGAGGTAGACCGTGGATGACCTGATCGCGTTCGTGCGCGCACGGCTCGACGAGCGGGAAGCGCTGGCCATCGCGGCGAAGAAGTTCCACCCGACACCATGGCGGCTCGACCCCGACGTCGAGACCACCATGGACACCGGGCGCTGGGTCGCCGACGCCAACGCCGACGGTGTGCTGGTCGCCAACGGGGACGCCCCGGCCAAGTTCTACGCCGCCATCGATCCGGCGTACGTGCTGGCCGACGTTGCGGCCAAGCGGCAGATCATCGCGCTCAGCATTGCGGCGACACGGCAGTTCCAGGCGAAGGACTCGGCGTTCGCGCAGGGCGCATCCTTCGCTTTGTACCGCACGGTGAAAATCCTCGCCCTGCCGTACGCCGACCACCCGGACTATCAGGGAAGCTGGAGACCATGAACGAACTCGTGTGGTTCCAGATCGCCGGGGTCGCCCTCGCCTGCGGCCTGCTCGTCCTGGGCTACTGGGTGTCTACGAGGCGACCATGACGATCCCGATCCGGCCGGGCACCGCGGCACGCCTCGGCCTGCGACCACCGGCGCGGCCGCCGTCGTTCGAGCTCACCGTCAACGGCTTCACCGCCGAAGAGGAGCGCCGACTGCGCGCCACCTCGAACGACTGGTTCGCGCAGCTCGCCGCGCAACCCGGCTGGAGTCACGGCGATATCCTGCCGGTCACTGGCGACGACTGGGAGATCCGCTTCGGGCCACCGATCCCGCCGCCGTTCGCCTGGCCACCCGACGAGCCCCGCCGCCGCTGGTGGCACAGGAGGAACCGATGACGCAAATCGGCTGGCACTTCAACGGACCAAGCGGGAAACCCGAGGTGTTCATGCCGAGCGACGGAAGCGAGCGATCCATCGAGATCATGCGCACACTCATCGGGAACTCGCCCGCGGTCACGCCCGTGTACGACAACGACAACGACGACGTCCCGGCGCCATGACCACGGCCGTCGTCGTCGAGCACGTCTACACCCCGCGCGGCACCGCGCAACAGCTCATGGAATGCCGCGACCCGGAAGTCCTGATCTCCGGGCCAGCAGGCACCGGCAAGAGCCGAGCCTGCCTCGAAAAAGTCCACATGGTGTGCATGCTCACCCCCGGTGTCCGCGCCCTCATGGTCCGGAAAACACTCGTGTCGATGTCCAGCACGGGCCTCGTCACCTACCGCGAGCACGTCGCGAAAGAGTCCATCACCGCCGGCCACGTGAAGTGGTTCGGCGGCAACCGCGAAGAACCCGCCGCGTACCGCTACGCCAACGGCAGCACCCTCGTCGTAGGCGGCATGGACAAGCCCGCCAAGCACATGTCCTCCGAGTACGACCTGATCTACGTCCAAGAAGCGATCGAGCTGACCAAGAACGACTGGGAAGCCCTCACCACCCGACTCCGAAACGGCAAGATCAGCTTTCAGCAGCTCATCGCCGACACCAACCCCGACCGCGCCGAGCACTGGCTCAACAAACGCTGCCAGTCCGGGCAAACCACCGTCCTCGAATCCCGACACGAGGACAACCCGGTGTACTTCGCCGACGACGGCACCATGACCGCACGCGGCCGCGCCTACATCGAGGGGATCCTCGACAAGCTCACCGGCGTCCGCAAACTGCGACTCCGACACGGCAAGTGGGTCAGCGCCGAAGGTGTCATCTACGAGGGATTCGACCGCGCCATCCACGTCGTCGACAAATTCGAGGTACCGGAATCGTGGACCAGGTATTGGGTCGTCGACTTCGGGTTCGTCCACCCCTTCGCCGCGCAGTGGTGGGCCGAAGACCCAGACGGCCGGCTCATCCTCTACCGCGAGATCCTCAAGACGAAGCGGCTCGTCGAGGACCACGCCCGCACCATGCTCCGCGCGTCCACGAAGCTGCTGCCGAAGCAGCGCGACACCGGCGACGACCTCGTAGCGTCGCTGCGTGACGGCCGTCGCGTGTGGACCGAACCGAAGCCGCGGTCGGTGATCTGCGACCACGACGCGGAGGACCGGGCGACGCTGGAGAAGCACCTCGGCATGTCCACGGTCGGGGCCCGCAAGACCGTGTCCGACGGAATCCAGGCGGTGGCCGCGCGGCTCAAGCCGGCGGGCGATGGGAAGCCGCGGCTGGTGCTGATGCGGGACGTCCTGCTCGAGCGGGATCAGGCGCTCTCCGACGCCGAACAGCCGACGTGCCTGGAGGAGGAGATCACCGGGTACGTGTGGGACACCGCCGATGGTCGTAAGGCGAAGGACCAGCCGCTCAAGGAGCGTGATGACGCGGACGACGCGATGCGGTACATGGTCGCGCAGCTGGACCTCGGCGGCCGGCCACGGCTGCGGTTCCTCGGCGGCTGACTACTTCCCGAGCCAGCTCCGTACGGTCATCCGGTCTACGCCGAGCTCCCGCGCCAGGGGTGCTTCCTTCGCGCCGTCAGTGGTGGCCATCACCGCGATCTGCCGAGCTGCTGCCATCGCGGACGCTGTCGCGTTGCGAGCGATCAGCAGGTTGTCGCCAGCGCTGGGGGCGTCGAGGTCGCCCATGACGTACTGCACGGCTGCGGAGAACGCGGCCTGGCGTTCGTCGAGGTCGTCGTCCTCTGGGTACAGGGCGTCGATGTCGTCGGAGGCGGAAAGCAGTTCGGCCTTCTGGTCGGCCGTGAGGTCGTTGGCGAAGTCGCCGAGGTAGGCGTCTAGTTCGTGTCGTTGCATGTAGAGCACTCTACACAATGACTGTAGGGGAGTCTACAGGTGAGCGCAGTCGCCCACGGCCAGTGATCATCACTGGACACGTTGTATCGCCTGGTCAGCCATATGGCGCAAGTTGTCCAACGGTTGGCTCGCACGAAGTGCACAATGTGTCAACTTCGGCTAACTCGTATGTACATTGTGCTCATGTTGACCAAGCTCGGGACGTGGCTCAAGCCCATCCGAGCCAAGATCGCGCGCGGATTCCTCCAGTTCGGCGGCCTCGGCTGCCTCTCCGCATCCGCATTCACCATCACCGCCGAGCCCCTCAACATCACCCTCGGCCTCGCAGCTACCGGCATCTTCCTGTTCGTCGCCGAGTGGCTGACCCACGATGCGTAGCCTCATCGGAACCCTCACCGCACCCCGCGCGCCCCGCGTGCGCAACGACTCGCCGGTCCCGCTCGCCTCCCGCCGCACCGGCGGCATCGCCAACGGCCTCTTCGGCGCCCGTAACTCCTCCGTCTCCGAGCTCTCCGCGATGGGCTCCGTTGGCACGCTGTTCGCGATCGTCAACCGCACGTCCACCGCGACGGCCAAAGTGGACTGGCACCTCTACCGCAAGGCGAAGAGCGGCAAGAAGGAAGACCGCGTCGAGGTCACCAAACACGCCGTGATCGACCTGTGGAACAAGCCGAACCCGTTCATGTCGCGGATGCAGTTCGTCGAGATCATGCAGCAGCACGTCGACCTCACCGGCGAAGCCGACTGGCTCGTCGCGGGCGACGAGCGGGTCAAGAACCTCCCGCTCGAGCTGTGGCCCATCCGCCCCGACCGGATCCTGCCGGTGCCGCACCCGGAGAAGTTCCTCGCCGGGTACGTCTACTCCAGCCCGGACGGCGAGCAGATCCCGCTCAAGCTGAACCAGGTCATCCAGCTGAAGATGCCGAACCCCATGGACCCGTACCGCGGGATGGGGCCGGTGCAGTCGCTGCTGACCGACCTCGACTCGGTCCGGTATTCGGCCGAGTGGAACCGAAACTTCTTCAAGAACAGCGCGCAGCCCGGTGGCATCATCGAGGTCGAGGACCGGCTATCCGACACCGAGTTCGACGAGATGGCGGAGCGCTGGAACGAGCAGCACAAGGGCGTCGCCAACGCGCACCGCGTCGCGATCATCGAGAAAGCAAAATGGGTCACCGCGACCTTCAGCATGCGCGACATGCAGTTCGCCGAGCTCAGGCAAGTCGGCCGCGACACGATCATGGAGGCCTACGGGATCTCCAAGACCGCGCTGGGCATTTCCGACGGCGTCAACCGCGCCGTCGCCCTCACCGCGAAGAGCCTGTTTGCCGAGGACATCACCGAGCCGCGGCTTGAGCGCGTCAAGGGCGCCCTCAACGGCCAGTTGCTGCCGATGTACGGCGACACCACCCGCGACCTCGAATGGGACTACGACAGCCCCGTCCCGGCTGATGCCGACGAGGAGAACGCCGACCGCACCTCGAAGAGCCAGGCCGCACAGCAGTACGTCGCCGCGGGTTTCACCGGTGACTCCGTCGTGGTCGCCCTCGACCTGCCCGCCGGGCTCGTGTGGGAGAAGCCGGCCACCCCGCCACCGCCGCCGGTGATCCTGCCGGCCACCCCCGACGGCACCCAGCCGGACGACGAGCCGACACCGGTGCCCGACCCGGCGAAGGTCCCGGCCGCGAAGACCACCGCTGACCTGCTCGCCGCGTTCGGCAAAACACTGCTCGGCTCCGACGCCACCGCCGACGAGCTGCTCACCACGTTCGGCAAGTCCCTCCGCGGCGCCGTGCCCGTCCTTCCCCCGCCGGACGGCTGGCCGCAATCCGACCAGGAAGCCGTCGACGCCGTCGACCTCGGCCCCGTCCAGGCAGCGTGGGAAGCAGCACTTGTCGGGCTCCGCGCCCGCTGGCAGGACAGCGTGGTGTCCAAGTGGATCCAGCAGCTCACCGGATCCATCCGCACCACCGTCGCCGCTGACGCGCCCGCCGACTTCACCACGCTGACCGTCGATACCGACGAGGCCGGCCAGATCCTCGCCGACGCCATGGCCGCGTTCGCCGAGACCGCAGCCGGCCACGTCGTCACCGAGGCCGCCGCGCAGGACGTCACCCTCGACCCGGTCTGGCCGACCGCCGACGACCTCGCCGACGCCGCACAGCAGGTCGCGACGTTCGAAGGTCAGCGGTACTCGCTCACCGCCGGTCGTGAAGCCGCGCGCGTCACCGGCCCGGAATCCGATGCCGACGTCGTCGTCGAGCACATGACGACGTTCCTCGACGGCCAGTCCGAGGCTGCGACCGGCACCGCGCTCGGCGGGGCGCTCACTGACGCGCAGAACACCGCCCGGATCCAGACCCTCACCAGTGGCCCGGTCGGCGCGATCTATTCGAGCGAGCAGATGGACAGCAACACCTGTGGCCCCTGCGAAGCAATCGACGGCAGGTTCCTCGCCCTCACCGACGACCAGGCCGCGGTGTACGCGCTCTACCCGACCGGCGGCTACATCGACTGCCTCGGCCGCCAACGCTGCCGGGGCACGGTTGTAGGCCTTTGGCGTTCCGACACCAGCAAGGAGAACGCAGCATGAGCCGTCGAAGGTCGCGCGCGCAGCAGAAGCGGCTGCAGAACCTCCGATCCAGCGCGCAGGTCAAGCAGGGCGAGCAGCCCAAGACCTGGTACCAGGTCAGGAACTTCGTCGACCAGCCCGACGTCGCCGCGATCTACCTCTACGGCGAGATCGGCTACTGGGGCGTCGAGGCGCAAGACTTCGTGCGGGACCTCATGACGCTGCGCGTGTCCACGATCGTCGTGCACATCAACTCCCCGGGCGGCGAGGTGTTCGACGGTCTCGCGATCTACCACGCACTCCGGGACCACCCGGCGACGATCGAGGTCCGCGTCGACGGCCTCGCTGCGTCTGCCGCGTCGTTCATCGCGATGGCGGGCGACACGGTCACCATGCAGCGCAACGCCACCATGATGATCCACGACGCATCCGGCATCGAGATCGGCAACGCCGCGGACATGCACGCCATGGGCGACCTGCTCGACAAGGTCTCGGACAACATCGCCGACATCTACATGCAGCAGGCCGGCGGAACCGTCGAGCAGTGGCGCACCGTGATGCAGGCCGAGACCTGGTACACCGGCGCCGAAGCCCTCGCAGCCGGCCTGTGCGACGAGGTCGCCGGAGCGGACGACGAGACCAACGAGGACACCGCCGTCGTGCCGGGCGACGACGACGCGGACGGCCTGATGGACACCGCGTGGGACCTGTCCGTGTTCGCGTTCAAGTTCGACGGGCGCGAGAAGGCACCGGCCCCCGCCCTGCCGACCGCCGTTGTCGAACCGGCCGCCGCGCCGGAAGCGCCGGTCGTCGACGAGACCGCGCCGGTCACCGAAACCACCGAGCCCGCCGCTGTCGAGGCCGCCGCGGCTCCCGTCGTCGAGCCCCCTGCGGACATCGAACCCGAGCCGGAGCTCGAGCCGCAGGCCGCGCTCGAGCTCGGCGACGACGAGCCCGAACCCCCAGCGCCAGCGTCCGAAGCGCTGGTGCTGGGTGACGACATTCCCGACCCGTGGACCGCCCTCGCCGGCGGCCTGCTCACC